CCAGCCATACCAAACGCCGTCGGCTTGCTGACGATGCTGTTGGTGAACGCCGCGCCGTTGGCGAACATCTGCACGCCGTTGGACCATGCGCCGCCTTTGGCTTGAGCCACGCCGGACCAGCCGCTCAATGCGGAGTTGCTGTAGCCTGCCGCGCTCGCACCGGCGTTTGATGAGATAGCGCCCGCCGAACCCGTTGCAAGCCCGTTGCCGGTGCCTCCAGTAAAATAGCTGGTAGCAGCGCCTACCAAGCTGCTCAGCAGTGCCGAGCTCGCTTGACGGGTAGCTATCCTTGCCATGTCGGCCAAGATTGATTTGGTAAAGTCCGCAAACGACCCCTTGCCAGTTATCGCGAAATTCGCGACCGAATCTTCCATGCTGCTGAACGCGCTGGTGAACAGACTTTTGGTCTGCCCGGCGACATCCCGGGCCGACTCCAGATAGTTCTGGAAGGCCGAAGACGCGCCAGCACTCCAGCTGCCCTGAGCAACGGTCATGTCGTCGTAATTGGTCTGAACCGTGTCGCGCAGTTCCTGCTGATTCTTGTTGAGCGCAGCCAGTTTCAGGTTGTACTCGTCGAGGCTCATGCCCCGAGAGCCATCGCCGTACTGGTTGGCCAGTTCGACCTTCTGCTGGTTGGCCCGATCATCTACGGAGTTCTGCTGGTCCGCCAGTCCGCGCTGGCGATCACCCATACCAAGTGTTGCCGCAGAGCGCTGCCCCTGTTGGCGTAGCGTTTTGACCTGCTGCTCCAGGGCGCTGGTGTAAGTAGAAACCGCCAGTTCCTGCTTCTTCAACCTGCCAATTTCGCTTGTAGCGAGAACGGACAGTTCGCTATCTGCCTTCTTCTGCGCCTCTACCATTGAGGTGCGGGCGTCGGCGATCTTCTGATCCAGCTGGATGCGCTGCTCGGCGCTGGTGGAAGCCTTGCCCTTAGCCGCCTCCAGAGCTGCTATCTCAGCCTCATAGGCCGACGTGACATCGCCCTTCTGCTGCTCGATGATCGCCGCGCGCTGGCTGGCATAGGACTCAGCAGACACCAGGCCTGCTTTCTGCGATGCATCCAGCTCCTTCTGGGCGGTGTCGTAGTAGCCGGTGATTGACTTCAACTGGTTCTGCGCAGTATTGAAGGCTGTCAGGTCAACTGAACCGGCCGGCTTGGCCGGGTCTTTGTTTTTGTCCTTGATATTTTGCAGGGTCTTGGCGACGTAGTCGGCCTGGACTTTAGGGTCGTCCGGGTTGGCCTTCTTCAGCACCTCAACATCGCGCAGGTAAGCTTTAGTGAGCTTGTCGCGCTTCTCGGCGTTGGTGAGGTTGGAATCACTGATCAGCTTGAGACGCTGCTCGGCGGCGATCGCCTCTTTCTGGCGCTGGGCCTCATTGCCTTTGGCGGCCGCGATAGCTTCCTGCGTCTCGCGCTGCTGGGTGAGAAACGCTAACTCCTGCGTCAAACCATTTAGCCGCTTCTTGGCGTCCTTGTCGTCGGGATCAGCCTTCAGCTGGCTTTGCGCATAGGCTGCCTTCTGTTGCAGCTCCGTGATCCGCTGAGCCTCATCCTGCTCTCGGCCGATGTTCTTGACAGCATCCAGTGTCGCCTTTGCCGAGTCGCCTACAGCCTTCCATCCGCGCTCCCAAAGACCGAGGTTCTTCGTGATGTCACCTGAGCGATCATTGATCGCGTCAGCGTAGGCATCAGTTAGAAGCTTTGCCGCACCTATCGTGTCGCCTTGCTCTTTGAGCGCAACAATTTGACTGTAAACCGAAGCAGTGAGGAAGTTGTACTGGTCGTTCAGCTCCTTGGCAGCGCCTACAGGGTCTTTCCCGATTTTGACGAACTCGGAAACGGTTTTTTCAACTGCTTTGCCGGTGGCATCCTCCATTGCCGCAGCTGCATCAGCCACAGTCTTAAAGCTTCCCGATGCGATGCTGCCACTGTTTGCGATTTGCGCCAGTGATGCAGCGGCCTCTCCAATGGTCCCATTGACCGCTGCTACCTGGCGAGCCATCACAGCAAGGCTGCCAGACGTCGTGCCGGCGACGTTGCCGGTCAGGATCAGAGCCTTATTGAAATTGTCAGTTTCCTTGCTGCCCTGGCTGTAGCCGTAGATCAGCGCAGTAATAGCTGCGGCAGCAGCAACTGCGCCCGCCACGACAAGACCAAACCCGATACTAAGTGGCGGGGTCGCAGCATTCAGCGCTCCGGCCGCCTCTTTGGCGTTCTTCGCCGCATCAGCCGCAGTGTTTGCGCCCTCAGCCATTGCGCCGAGACCAGCGCCGGCAGCTTCTGCCCCGTCGGCGGCCGCTTTAGCACCGGTTCCGACACTTTCAAAAGCCTCACCTACTGCGCCTATTCCCCCGCCTATGCCGAGAATGGATTTGATCTTGCCACCCAGCACGTCGATCGTTGGCCCAATGCCGCCGAACGAATCTTTGATCTGACCGCCCTGCTGAATCAGCACCAACAAAGGGTTCTGACCGCCGGCAAGGCTGGTGAAGATGTCCGAAAACTGCGATGGAAGTTGACGCAGAGCCTGCTCGGTCTGAGCAGAGGAAGTTCCAGTTTTCTTTAGCGTCTCGCCGAAGTCACCAAGCTTCTGGCGGGAAGCGTCAATTCGGGTCGAGTACTCCTTGAAAGTATCGGCATCAATGAGCCCGGCGTTTTTGTATTTCTGCAGTTGAGCCTGCTGCTCATCCAGCTTGCCGAGGGCTGTCAGGGCCGGGTTGATTTTTCCAAGCAGGGCCTGGAGCCCCTCCGCCTCTATGCCGGTTGCGGCCGCTGCCTTTTTGGTTGACTCAGCAAGCTGGTCGGTCGACCCAACCAGCGCATCAGAATCAGCCTGCAACCGGCGACGAAGTGCGGCCAGGCTGCTGACAGATGAGCTTGAGGCGTCCACTGCCGAAGTGTTGCTGGTAACGCTGGTTGTCAGACGCTGGTAATACTCACTCGAATCCAGCGAGGCCTTGGCCATTGCCGTGAGGCGCGTCATGGCCTGTTCGGTTGTTTCGTTGAGCTTTGTTTCCGCCGTATTCAGCCCCGTGGCCGACGTAGATGCCTTGTCAAAGCCTGACGAGACGCCCTCAGCCGCTTTCTCTGCACGACTGCCAGCAGCGGCAAGCTTGTCCAGATCGGTGGCGGCCTGCGCGGCATCGCCGGAATCAACCTTGATCCCGAGTTCTGCAATGGTCGTCATGAGCGCTCCGTTATTTCGATTCGCTCATCACGAGCAATGCTTCAACTTCCAGTGTGCGGAGGTCGGAAAAGATGCCAGGTAGTTCGTTACGTTTGATGCCGGACATGTGTGCTGTGGCAGGGATGGCGGCATAGTCGAGACCGGATGCGCCGCCAGGCCCTGTCCGCCACTGAGTGGAGAGCGATTCAAACAGCCGGAATGCCTTCCACGAGTCCGGCCAGACCTCGACCTCTTCGACGGGGATGTCAGCCAAGGTCATACCGAAGGCGGCGAGTTCCTGCTCCGACGGCCCAGGCTCGTATAGCGCCCGGGCCGCCGCCTTTAGTTTCCCAGGCGAGCAGGGTCGTAGGCCGATTGGTAGGCGTCGATCACAGCCTGAGGCGCGCCGACGCAAGTGGTCACCAGCGCGGCTACGGCCTCGTCAGTGAACTTATCGTCGAAGGTCCAGCCGGTAACGACATCCTTGATCTGCTCGACCTGCAGCGCGATCTCTGAGGCCGTCACTTCCTGCCAGGTGATGCCGTCGTCGATACGCTTGGCGTTCAGATCGGCGCGCGCCGTGTTCCAGCGCTCGAACATCTCAGCAAGCGCCTTCCTGTCCATGTATTTGAATTCAAAATCCACCTTCACCGGCGCTTCGCCGATGCGGGGAATCATCACCGGCGCTTTGAACGTCGGGTTTTGAGCGATCTTGATCTTGGCCATGGGTTACGCCACCACTGCCGAGTAACGGGTTGGGCGGCCAGCCAGAGACAAGCTGATAACACGAGTCATCAGATTGTTTCGGGAGAGTGCTGGGGTGGACGTGATGGTCACGTATGCGTTGTAAAGGATGCTGTCGCCGTTAGGCAGGTTCAGGCGCAGCACGCGCGCGACCTTGTCCTCATCGGCAGCCTCAACAACGGCCACATAAGGCAGGCCCGGGTCATCAGCCACAGTCACCGACATGCTGATCGGGTTCTTGGTGGTGGGCAGCTGGCGGTCGTCATCGTCGGCCAGAAAGCCGAAGGTCAGAAACTGCTGATCGCCGCCGCTGGTAGCCACGTCCGTAATCTGAGAGATTTCTACGAACGCTGTGACCTCACGCACGGAGCCAGCACCAGAGCCAGCCGGATAAGGTTGCACATTGACGGTGTTGATCTTCTCCAGTTCGAAAGTGCCACTGAGGCTGTTATCGACGCGCGCGGCCCGATCGTTTAGGCGAGTCCAGCCGGAAGTCACAGCGATAATGTCACCGTCAGCCAGGCCATGCGCAGCGGCAGTGGCCACCGTAGGGTTTGCATTGCTCAGCGCCGTTACCGGGATAGCTGCGCCGTAGGCGGAAGCGATCTGAAGGGTTGCGCCGTTGGGGAGTCTGAAGCCCATGTTGGTTTTCCTCTGTGCAGAAATGACAAAACCCGCTCAATGGCGGGTTCTGGGTTTGCCCAATGGGCGAATTAGTTGGTGTCGGCGCGGTACTGAAACGAGGCTGAGACTGTCAGCGTGGTGTCGCCGGTGATTGGCGGCCCAGGCTCAACTGGCGTGAGCACCAGCACCTCGAACGCGTCTTGCTTGAGCCTGAGATAGGCCGGGAACAGGGTGGCAATGTCGTCGACAATGCCCTCGGCTTCCCCGGTCCCGTTGCCTGCCGTGGTCACAACGTTGATCTGGAACACGCCTGTGTAGACGCGGTGATCGCCAGACAGTGTGTCGGTGCCGGTTCCGGCCGGGAGCATGAATGCTGCCAGATACGTCTCGTCTGCCTCCGGCGTAAAGCTGGCGCCCTGATAGGCGATTCTCAGGTTGCGCCCAGCCGCCCACACCGTCAGTCTCTGCTCGAGCAGTGAGCGGATTATTTTATGGCTCATACCTGATGCTTCCTGATTGCGTCTTCAACAGTCTTTTGAAATTTCGTAAGCGTCACTCTGACCATCCCGTTTGGCGCTTGCGTGCTATGTCCAAATTCCAGCGGGATGGCATACGGAAGGCTGTTAGTGATGTAGGCGACGTCACCGGCGCGGAACTCCAGCACGCCGTTGGCGATTCTCGCGTTTGATTTGCTGCCGCTCGGATCGACCTCTTCTGTAATCGTGTTATTTGGTGCGCCGATGCCGAACATCCAGTTGCCACGGAATCGGCCTCCGACATAGCCCTGACCAACAACGAGACCATTCACATTGAAGTTTTGGTCTCGCTCGGCCTTAGTCAGCGGCTTAGCGTACTTCACACCTCGCTTCAGCTTGCCGGATTTCGTGAAGTTCGACTCTGTCAGGTTGATGACCGTATTGCGCAGGGAGACCTTGAAGTCGTAATCGTCAGCCGCACGGGTGTTGGCATCGCGGAACGCCATGTTGGCCGCCCATATCTCTGGTTTTCCGACAGGCGACATGCGGATGACGCTACTGCCAATCTCGATGATGATGTCGCGAAGGCTGATATCAACCGCCTCCTTGGCCTGCTCGGCAAATTTGGCTAGGTCGAGGGCGAAGCTACCGGACTGACCAGTACCTGCGCGACTCATGAGCGCACCTGCAGCTCGTAGAGCAGTGGTGTGCCTGCCGGGTTGATCTCTTTAAGCGGTGGAATGATCGACCAGGTGCGACCCTGGATCACCACCTTGCTGAGCAGCGTCGGTGGCTCACTCAAGCCTCGAGCGGCAATCTTCAGCTTCTTGTCGCCTACCTTGATCAGGGTATTGGTCTGGAACTCCTGCCCAGTGAAGTCGAGCAGGATGCCTTGGGCGGTTCGCTCCGTGACCGTATCCGGTGATGTTGTGCCGGTGGCCGGGTTATAGCCGCCCTTGATTGCGTCGCGGATGGTGACTGCCTGGCCGTATTCGGTAATCAGATCGAGGGCCATCACAGCCATCTCATCGTAGAAGGCCATGGTGGCTCCAAGTCAATCAGGCGCGCACTGCAAACAGCCCGCGTCGTTGAAGATAGTCTGCAAACTGCGTAGCGCTAGGCCTGTCAGGCGCAGCAGGCAGCAGTCGCTTGCTCGTATTGCTGATGGTCGCGTATTCACGCTCTACCGCGCCGTCGACTTTTTCCTTCGTCACCGCGCCCTTGCGCTTGTCGATAGGATCAATGTCGTCGGCATGAATCTCTGCGGCCAGAGCCATCTGACCGTACTGAATGCGCGCCGGAAGGTAACGCTCCGGCTTGTTCTCGCCATCCAGGCGAATCTCCCGGCGAGGCCAAGACAGTGCCTGATCGCCGGTGGATTTGCGTCCCTTCCAGGTCATGCCATCCATCACCAAGGCGGCCCGGCGCAAAACAGCCTCTTGCGCAGTCTCTTCAGCAGGAATGGCCACGCCGAATTTCCCGGCGTAAATGACCAGTTCAGCGGCAGTGGCGTAGCTTTCAGCATCCGGCACGCCGGTGCCGTCCTCGATGATGAGCATGACTTAATCCTTGGTTTCGTTCAGGCGATCTGATTCGGCCTTGGCCTCAGCTTCATCACCAGCAAAGTCGCTGAATCGTACACCGTCGCGGGTGATGATGATCCACTGGTTATCTGCTTCCAGCTTGGGGATGTAGACCGGCTCTTCCTTGGTGCCATCCTTCTGGGTGCCGTTGGACTCAGGCTTGGTTGGGCCTTTGCCCGGCTTTGCAGGAGTTTTGTCGGCGGCCTTGGCCTTGCCTTTCACCGGCGTCTTGCGTGTCTCGATCTCCACCTCAATCTCGACCGCCTTGTAGGCATCGACAATTTCCGGGTAATCGCCAACCACGGTGACCTTGGTCACGCCGCGCTCGACGTTCCGGAACAGATCCGGGTTGCGATAGCGCTTGTTGGGATCGAAGTCGCCGCGCTGGTTGCTATAAACGAGTTCCATGATGTTCTCCCTGGCGGCCATCTCTGACCGCACCTGTCTTATGGCTTATGCGGCCGGAGTGAGTTCGATCATCACGCCAGCAGTGACCTTGTCGCTGGCAGAGTGCTTGACCCAGTTGGCGGACGAGCCGACAGCAGCGAGCGATGGGTTCGCGCCACCGGCAGTTTCCTTCCAGCTGTAACCCAGAACATCGATGTTCACGACGCCTTCAGCGCGGTAGCCGATGCCGAGGTTTTCTTCGTCGTTGACTTCATAGGAGCGGAAGCCAGGCGCCTGGGATTCGGTGATGGTCACTGCGCTTGGCAGCAGGCCGAAGATAACGTCAACCGGAGCGGTGTCGGTAACCAGTACCGGCTTGCCCAGAGTGCCTGGAAGGCCGCCGTAGATCACGACACCCGCCTCTTCGTACAGCTTGTTGGTGATGGCTTCGTCGACGATGTCGAAGTAAGCCGAAGAGTGCATGACCCACAGCGCGATACGGCCGAACTTGTCGCCGAACTTGCGCATGCCGCGAGTCAGCGTCTTCTTGCCGTCGGTCTCGATGCTGGCTTCAACGACCATTGCAGGGTTGGAGCCGATCGAAGCGCGCAGCGCGGCAGTTGCGTACTGCACGAAGCCTTCAAGGGTTGCGTCTGCAACGTCTTGGCCGATGATCTGGGAGAACTCGTCTACCGGGCGACCGCGACGCTTGAACGCCTCTTCGGTCGTCTGGTACGGGCCGTACTTCCACGGAGCCTTGACGCCGACGGCCTCGCCGGCGCCGATTTTCTTGGCGACGACTTTAGCTTCGGAGTTGACGTCACGGTGATCCAGCGAACCTGCCAGCTTGTAGAAGGCACGTTTGCGGAAGTCGCCTTCGATCAGCTCGTTGTCGAGGATGATTGCGCCATTGGAGGACGCGTTGAAGATATCCAGGTTGTCCTGAACACGCTCCAGATATGCGGTCTGAGCCTCATCGTTGTAGATGATCAGATCGCTATTCACAGTTGTTGCCATGGGTGAATCCCCTTACTTGGGCAAATTGAGGTATGCGGTTTGGCCGTGCTTGCGCTGGTAGTCGCGCTTTTGCGTGGCTGTCATTTCGGAGCGCTTCAGTGCAGCCTGGCCGCCACCCCCGCCCGGGGCATTCGTACCCGAGGCCCTTGGCCACAGGTGAGGAGCGCTTTCGCGCAAGGATTCCGCCCATTCGAGCGGGGTCAGAGGGGTCTTGCCGTCTTTGCCGAGAATGGTCTGACCAGACTCATCAACGGCGACCGCTTCGCCCTCTTCGTTCAGTGAGAACACGCCTTTGGCGCGCAGGATGATGTCGTCAGTTGCTTCAGGCAGCGCGCCGGCCTTGAGGGCCGCGCCGCGCACCGAGTCGCCCAGGACCTTGCCCTGGAATTTGGCAGCGAATGTTTCAGCCTTCGTCGCGCGCTCGCTGATTGCTTTCAACTGCTTGTCGTAGTCGCCACGCAGACGCTCGGTGCGCTTGTTGAACACCTCGTCCACCTTGCCCTCTGTAAGCAGCTTGGTCTCCTCGTCCTGACCGGCGCGACTCAGCAGCCCTTTGACGGCGTCTATGTCGATGCCCTCAAACTGGGTTTCAAACTGAGTTAGCTTGGTGGAGGTGTCTTTCAACTTCCCCAGCAACTCGGTATTTTTGGTCTTCAGCCCCGAAACGGATGCTTCAACGGCAGTCGCGATAGCGGCCTTGATTGCCGGGTTTTCCAGGTCGATTTCGTTTTCTTCTGCCACGGTGATGCACCCCTTGGGTTTGTTCGCCCGCTTTGCAGGCAATAAAAAACCGCCCGATGGCGGCTGATTGGTAATGCTGGGTTAAATTCCCGCTCGTTCGAACGCCAGCGGTTCAAGCTTTTTCATCTGCTCCAACGTCAGCGGCTTGAAGTTGCGGTCGAGCTGCAGCTCAGAGAAGCGCTCAAGCGTCAGACCGCCATCACGGAACAGCTTGGCGCGAGTAGGGCCAAGCGCCTGATCCTGAAAAGCTGCCGGCTGGAGCTTGAGCCAATCGTAATAGCTCAGATCGGCCGCCACCTGGCCCCCGCCGTTCGGCCCCACCGAGGCGCGGGTAGCATCCTTGCTGAGGAACTTGGTCCATTTGGTCACGGGCACGAAGGTCGTCCGGCACTTGATGTGAAACGGTGGGCGCGGCCCTGAATCAACTGGAAATCGCCGCTTATCCATCGACCTGCAGGTCTGGGTTGTCTTGCTATCGAGGGTCGCAACGATCTCAATCTCGGCGACGACATCAGGATTGGCCTTGATCGTCTCCATCCGGGCCTGCGATGCCACGTGCTGCACAGCCGTGTGCACGACCGCACTGGCATTGCGCTTGGTCGTTGCCAATATCCCGTCGCTGTACCCCGCAGCCTTGGTACCGCGAATCTTGCGGATGACCTGAAAGTTCGTCTGCCCCTCGAAGAATCCTTGCCTGATGGCACCACTGACACGCTCGCGCTCGGTAGTTGCCCAATCTTTGATGAATGGCTCCAGCAGTTTGCCGCCGCCGTTGTCGCGCACGCTGAGCGGGTTGTTGAGCACCGCCGAGCGGATCGCGCGCGCTGGCGGTACCACTGCATCAAAGGTGACACCCACAGGGGCGGACCGGGATAGCGCCGTCGCTTCGAACTGAGCCTCGTAGTTGGCCAAGTCGATCAGATCAAGGTTCAGCGTGGTGGTATAGCGGTCGAAGATGCCGAGCAGCAGGCTGTCGACCTCGTCGAGCAGCTGGTTCAGCCGCTTGATGTTGTACTCGCTCAAGTCGGCATTGGTGAGCTGCTCGCGCACCGCCCGGTCGATCTCTTTGAGGAAAGGAGCGAATTTCTCGACCTCTCCAGCCTTCAGTTGCTCCAGAAATACCGAGTGCCGAATCGTGGCATCAAGTACCGCTTGGTTGACGGCCATCGTTTAAGTCCTCGTCATCATCCAGGCCGAGGTTGTCGGTCTGTTCCTGAAGCTCTCCGTCTATCTGCTTGTCGGTTCGCTCCGGTGCGATCAGTCCCAACTTGCGCAGGTATCCGCGCAGATCGGCCTTGGCAAACCCGCCGCTCTGCCATAGCTGCACAAGCGCGGTGATCATCTGCGGGTCCGCGCTGAGTTCGACGAACTCCTGATTGACCAGGTAAGCCGTCTTGCCGGTGACGCCCAGGAACTGAGCGCACCAGCCCAGCGCCCGGGTGTAGGCCTCGTTGACGTTGGATACGCAGATTGCGAGCACCGACGTGGACGCAGACTGGTCGCCTCTCGACTCTGTCGCCGTCTTGGCCGTCATTGACGACACAACCATGCGCGCACCCAGCTCGATCATCATCTGGTTCTTGTCGGCCATCGCCTCTTTCACCAGCGTGTTGGGCTGGGGCTGGGCAAAGGCGAAGGTTTCACCAGCAGGCACAGGGATCGGAGCCCGGGAGCCGACGTAAACGCCTTCTTTGCGTGCCATTTCGAGCCATTGATCGTCGACGCCGCTGATCCACGGCTGAGCCTGGCCACACCAGAACACGCTGTCCTCGTAGTCAGCGCTGTTCCGGTAATGCCCGAGGTTGATCATCGCGATGTCGTACAGCGGCGACTCGTCAATGCTTGGGTCGTTGTTCTGGGCGCCGATGAACGTGAAAGGGATCTCCTTGAGACGTCCGCCCTTACCCTTTGGCATGTACTCCTCAACCACCTCAAGAGGGCCACCGCCGCGCGGGCCTTTACGACGCCATACGCGACAGACGTACAGTCCAGCCTCGTCCAAGGCCAGCTCGCGAAACTGCTCCGTGCACTTCAGCCCAAACCCATCCGCCTCTTCGTTAATCTCACGCAGGACGACCATGGTCAGGACGTTGTGGCCGTCCACCATGCCGGTGCGCCAGTTGATGACGTCCTCAGCCGTGTAAGTGAGGATGACCGAATGCCCGCCGATACCGCTGTCTTCGTGAAAGTCCACGAAAAGACCATGACGACCGGCTTCCAAGACCTTCTCAAGCGAGCCTTGCGACTGCTGATAGATGCTCAAGCCTGCGCCGTTGGCATTGTCCTGCAGGTATTCGAGATTTTTCGGGACCGTCAAAGTTGGGTCTTTGTGGAACGCCAAACCAATCAGCCCGTTTCGGGTGTGGCCGGTGGCGTTCTTGAACACCGCGCGCTCGCGGTACGCGTTGTTGCGCTCGACGTTCTCTTCTGACTTGTCGTGTCGGTTGATGTAAGGCAGGCGGTCAACAACACGGTGCTGGCCGGCACAGACGTCGCGCACAGTCAGCCAGCGATCCAAGGCCTCGATGTATTCGGGCCGTTTGAAGGAAACGTCGTTGTTCATCGGGCGTATCCCAGGGCTAGAGAGGTGACCGGTTTTATGATCGGGTACTCGCGGTGGATGAAATAACCGCCGCCATCGTTCGCGTGGTCATTGCCTTGTGATTTGTCGGGCTCACCGTTGGCCGCCCAAACCTGCTGCTCTAGGCCATCGGCATATGTCGGGCAGGTGAACGGGTTGACCAGGTATCGGCGCTCGCACTGCGCGTTGCAAAACATCGCGTTCATGGCGTTGATTCGATCCTTCACCGGAGGGTTGGCCGCAGGTGCGATCACTGTGAAGCCTGCCTGCTTGAGCATGGCGATATCCGTGACGCTGGCATTGACTGACTTGCGCGAGTCGCCCGATGCGTCTGGGTAGATACGGATTTCGCAGGACTTGATGTATTTATCGCCGTCGTGCCGCCAGTAGCGTTCCTTGATACGCCGGATCATGTCGGGCGTGTCGTAGCCGTCCATGAACTCGTCCACAGCTCGAGGCAGGCCCTTGTCACGCTTCACATGCGTGATCGCGGCCATCTTGCCGACGTTGAAGTCCATGCCGATGAACAGAGGCTCACCGACCTGCACCGTGTCGAAACACTGGTTAAGCTTGCGGTCATAGGCGTGGTAGATCGACCCAGACGTCAGGTTGACGAATTGGCCGTTCAGGTAAGCCCTGATCAATTGCTCTGGGTACGACTCCATCAGCGAAGGGATGTAGTCGTCCGGCAGGTTCAGCTCGTTGTCGAAGGTGCTGGCCTGGATGAGCCCATACATCTCCTTGAGCGCCGGTTTGTCGCGCAGCTGCTTCACGAACTGCAGGAAGACGAACTTGAAGCCTTCCGGTGTCGTGGTGACGTCCACGCCGTTCTTCAGCCCGGGAAGGTTGTAACGCATTCGCGCGATGATCTTGCGCCAGGCCTGCTGCGCCTTGATCGACGTCAGTACGTCCAGCTCATCGACCAGGGCGTGCCCGACCTTGAAGCCGACAATGGTCTGTGGCTTCTCCATCGAGCGACAGATCACGGTGCCGCGATACTGCCGACCGCTGTAGATGTGAACTTCATGGTTCGCCTGATTGATCTTTGTCTTCAGGCCCCACTCGCAAGCCACCTCCTCCATCGTTGGATAGAAGATGTCCCGGATCTGCGGGTAGGTCGGTGCGAAATAACCGGCGTTGACACCCGGCCACTCCATGAAGTGCTTGCTCAGCGCCGAGCAGCCGACCCAGGTCTTCCCAGAGCCGAACCCTGCCACGAACGCGCGAAACTTGTGGGGCAGCAGCAGGAATTTCGATTGAGGGACGTTAAGGCTGGGCATCAGGCTTCCTCGCGTCCACTACATCGACCTGGATGCGAGTCGGAATCGCTGGCTCGTCGCCCTGCTCATCCTTGCGGTGGCGGTTGACGTACATATCGCCTGATTCTTTGGCGGCCTGTTCCAGCACCTGGAGGGCCAGCGCAAGGTTGCGCATACCTTCGGCCTTCTCAACGATCCTGCCGAGGGCGCGAAGCCGATAGGCCCGGTTGGCTATCGGAATCTCCGCCGTGTCTTCACGGAAACGCTTGCGTGTGTCGTGAAACAGGGTCACCCACCTAGCCGCGAGGGTCACCCCGGCACGTTTGGTTGGGTCGTGCGACTCACACTGCTGGCGGGATATCTCAATGCCGAATTCTTGTTTGACCTGCTCGACGACTTGCGAGGGAGTGTCGAAGCAAGCCAACGCCTGAACGATGAAGCTCTTCACCTCATGCTTCAGGGCTGCCATAGGTTGGATTCCGTCTAATGCCTGTCAAATTTCAGGCCGACTTGAGCAGACAGGTTCCGCAGGCCCTCGATATATTCAATTTACCTACCTCAGCAGGCTTGTTTGCAGCGTTGACCAGCAGCTGCACGTCAGGGCTTGCCCCATAGCGACGGACCACACCGACGAACTCTTCGACGTCATGGCCGCGCATCTCAAGCTTCGGTAGTCCGTCTTGCGTGAACTTGGGCGCGCCGTACTGATCGGTTGCCTGGGCGATGTGGTAGAGCTCATGCTCGACCAGTGCACAGAAGTCTGCATCGCTGCACTGTGAGCAGTAATCGGCGGCCAGCGTGATGATGTAGCTCGGCATGCAGCCGAACCAGTCACGCATCTGCTGCTCCATCCGGGCTTTCTGCCAGCCCCCTGCACGGAAGGCGACTTGCTCAGCCTGTCCCAGCACCGTCCGACCCTTCTTCGTGAATGCAGACGACGCCCACATGATGCAGATGTCAGCATCGATCAGATGGGCATGGTCTTCGTTGTGGATACTTCCTGTGTCAGCAAGTATCTCGGCTTGTAGCCAATCCCAAACCTCTGGTGCTGGGGTCAGCCGGATTCCGAAGCTGGATAGGTCAGAAATCTCCAGCAAAGAAACCGGCGGTGATGGTCTTTCCACGCGGCAGCCTTCGCTTGAATAGGTGATTAGATGCCGGTATTACTGAGAATCAACTCACCAGCACATGGAAGACGTAATGGAACCGAGATACAGAGCACGACGTCGCATCTCAATTGAGGTTGGAGGTGTAACCGGTGGAATGAGGACATCAACCTCATCCCCTCCGGGCTATAGCGTTTACGACAATCTCAAGGCACTTGATCTCCCGGAGTTCTACAAGGAGCAAACCGAAGCTGAAGAGGCCGCCAAAAAGCTGAACAGCGCCGAATGACAGGCAGTGTGCTGTACTAACCCTGCGGCACACCATCTTCGCGAATGACCACCGTCCGAACCGTCCCGCCCGTGTAGATGTCACGCTTCATGGCGGCACGAACGGCCTCTTCTGCGCTTGCGCCCATATCCATTGCTGCCAGGGCATAGGCAGAGCCGCTCCCAATGGCATCAGCGTTGGCCGGATCGAGTGGCTGTTTCCAGATACCGGTCTTGTCGTCATGCCCGACCATCATCAGGCTGCTTTTATCCACGACAAAGCCCGAGCACTCCACAGGATCTTTTGAGGGAGTACCGAAGTAGGCAGCGATCAAGGCCTTCTCATCGCATACACAACCCGACAGGAAGAACAGGACGCCGTTGACCTGCTCGCACTTTGAGCAATCGTCAGAAACGATACGGTCGCCCCTCGTCTGACGAGAGTCATAGGCGATCACGCCGTCTTTGTAGGCAATGGTCGTCATGCGTTACTCCACTGTGCAGCGAGGCCAGATCGACCGGGCAAAGGCAAGCGCCCCTGTGTGATCAAGGGCGCACTCAAGAAGGATCATCGGGAATGGTTTGTGGCCGGGCGTCGAGACCATCCAATTTTTCTTGGTCATAGTCACTCACCATCGCGAAGGGTGACCGTTACTCGTCCGCGCAAGCGCCGGGTGTAGACCTCTTCACGGGCAGGCCGCTTCGCTCTGGCAGGCCTGGGCGCGTAGACCACAATGCCAATAGCTGTATCGCACCAGAGAACATCGTCGATCTCATTGCCATTCACGAACACGCGCCTGTGACCGCGGCCGTCTCCGGCACTGTGGAAAGTGGGATGAGGCATGATCACTCCGCGCCACGAAATGGCAGTGTCTGAATTTGTGGCGCGTTACGGCGTCTGCCGCTCTACCGCCTCGTTGACCTTGTCGGCTGCCTTGCTGGCAACCTCTGCCGCTTCGGTCGCCTTGCCGGCTGCACCCTCAACCTTTACGGCTGCTTCGGTGGCGGACTTGGCCAGCTTGTTCAGGCGCATGTCACGCTGAATGGTGGCCTCGTCGTAACCACGTCGAACTTCGGCGACCTGGGCGCTGTACCAGCTGGACAGTCTCCACTCGGCAACCTGAAAGCCCAGCATTGCGCCACCGGCAATCAGCAGGGTTGCCATCAGCCAGACCTCGACTCGTCGCCACCAATGGCGGGCGACGAAATTGATTGCGCATCTTTCCATCAGTTGATACCTCCGAGGCGCGAACGCAGTCGAGCGATCTCGTCGCTCTGCGTCGTCACCTTGTCAGTGAGCTGAGCGACTTGACTGGTCAGGGCTTCGATCTTCCCTTCCATCCGCCCTACAGCGGCAGCCAGCTCATTGCGTTCTTTGGCGAACTGATCGGCGCGGGCCTCAGCCTCTTTGCGAGACAGGCGTTCAGAGTCGAGCAGCTCGTTCAGTCGGCGGACCGTGCCGATATCGGCGTTGTCCATTGCGCGGTCGGTCGCATCCCTGGAGAGGAATTTCCTCAACCACAGGAAGCCACCCAGCAGGATTGTGCCCGTACCGCCCAGCCAGGTAGCTGTGCCTGGGCCGAGGTCGGTTGGGTCCATCTTTACTCCGGAATAAAAGGGCCGTCAGGGCGGCCAATGAGGTGCGAGGTACGAATGAGGCCCTCGCTGAACTTGGCGATCAGAGGTTCCGAGGGGTTTGGGTAACTGATACATCTGGGAAAGCGTCCACTTTGGTAGCGGCTTTCCTCGGAGGTACAAAAAAGCCCGGATCGTGTCCGGGCTTTTCCATTGCTACCAGGCGTATTCAGCAGGGAGTCAGACCAACGCCGTCGGGCGAAGGTTTGTCCGAGGCCATGACAAAATGATTGCTGGATGCGCGCAAGTTGCTTTTCAAGGAGTCATCAGTGGATGAAGTACCAGTTCGCCACATGGCGAGGGTCAACTCCAGACGCTTGATGCCCACACCGGGTAATTCGATCAGCCTGGCAACGGAGCGATAGGCATAACCTACCGGCTCTGCCAGCGCGGATGCAGCGAAGCTGAAGCAGGACAGGCATGCGGCAAGCGCAAAGCCCAGATACATGGTGAGTTTCCGCATACGGCATTCCTCTTTTGGTTGATTTGGATTTCTTCGGGCACAAAAAAAGCCCAGCGGTGACGCTGGGCTTATGGTGTTGGGCGCAGATGGTCGGTACTGATCTCCGACATTCCGGTATTTCTCGCAATCTCCTGTTCCGCATTCGAGGCTTGCAAACCCCTAGCGCTTCGACCTCAGGGAGCAATTTTCAGGCTACAGCAGGCTTCATTCGCGACTTCCGCCTGCTGTCCGGTGCAACCTTCAATAATCAGCGCAGCAGCCTGCGCATTCATCTGCATATCGGGAATTACACTGATCCATGCCGCTTGATGATGGTCGGCATGATGTCGTCCTTAAGCCACTTCAGAGACTCGCCCTCTTGTAGCTTGGGTTGCTTGACCATCTCCGCCGATCCGGCTGAAAGCCTCATTCCGGAAATGACTATTTCTCTTCGAATGACATCACCACCCTCGGTGCGGACGAACATCGTCTTGGCAGTCAAAGTGCAAACCTCAGTAAGCAAAAACCCGACCATAGGGCCGGGCTTCTTTGTCGTCAATCCCCTATGTGCGCAGGAATGACAGGATGGGTGAATAATGCGACATGGCGACATGACATTGCAAGCACTTTTGAGGGACTATTTCAGGCCGCCTCGTTTTCCAGCACTCCAGCCAGTTCAAGGAGGTGCTGAGCCTCTGTCAGCGCCTCGTTCACAATACCTTCCAGTCCATCCCTGATTGCCTTGTTCCAGCGCTGGTAAGTCCGCTCAGTCAGGCCCTGGCTGTCCCAGTTAGTCATGTCGTAGTTGGACGCAGCCAGCACGATCATTTCACCCGACCGGGTTTCAGCTATGGACCTGGCATGCCGGTTGGCTCGCTCTACTGTGTCCTGTGCCGCCTTGTTGCGCCTATCCCACTTTCCAGTGCCCTCCTCATCGACGCGCAGCTCTGGTGCTGGAAACTCTCGCACCTGACGCTGGATGCCCTTCGACTGCTGTGGCACAGCCCAGACCAGAACCGCCTGCTGGGTGAACCGCTGAGGTGCCGAACTCTTCACCACGGCAACCAGACGACCAATCGAATCGATCTTGCGTCCCTTGTGGGTACTGTACTTGGCCACCAGTGCGTTCCACTGCCGTGGGGTGAGCTGTGCGTGCAACAGCTTGTGCACGATGCAGTCAGCCAGCAACGCAGCCTCCTTGCCGACGATCTCCCCCTTCTGCTTGGCGCACTGCACCTTCGGCTCAAAATCACAGCCTCCGGCCGAATTGATGGTTTCCGCGGCCAGAGCCCGGACCACTGCTGCTACAACGTTCCGATACATCATGCCGCTTCTCCTTTCTTTAATTCCCTGGTCATCGCCCGGTACTTGGCTGTCAGGGCTTTCAATTCTTCGACGGTGTACTTCTGGGGCTCATGAGGCCCTTCGAGCCACTCCACATTCACGACGCCGATGCGGCGCACCAGCTCGAGCCGGTACTCAACGACGTTGCCGGACTTGTGCTGATTGCACGGCACGCACTGTTTGTGGCAGTTCAGCGGCTCGAAGCGCAGCGCCGGGTTGCTCCCGACGGTCCGGTAATGACCGGCGTCGTACTTGCCCTGGTGATCCCGACCACAACTCACGCACGGCAGCGCTGCGTCGCGGTGACGCACCCACTCGTTGAACGCCTGCTGGGTGTCCTTCATGTGGTCGCTGCGACTTTTCAGGGCCTCTTTGCGCACCTTGATTTCGGAGCGCTCGACCTGAGCCAGCGCCTTGCGGGCCTTGGCCTGATTCCTGGGCGCATCGATGATCGCGCAGGCCGGGCTGCATACCGCCTGCCCGAGCTTCTGCGGGACGAATGAGGCCCCGCACTCAGGTACGCGGCATTTCTTCGCCTTGGGGGTTTTGGATTGGAGGCTTACGCGCATGGCTCGGCCTCCTTGGCTTTCTGCTGCTCTGGGACGAAGTCGCGGCGCAAGGGCAGGAGATGAATCGGGTCGGCCATAACCCAGCCACTCGACCCACACCAAGATGTCAGTCCATCGCCGATCACCACCCAGGCGGAACCGACATCCCCGTTTTGGATGCGCTGCCCGTCAGCAGGATCCCGCCAAGTACTGATTTGCTCTGGGGCCAGCAACTCAACCAGCTCGCAGACCTTGCCGATATTTTCCGGGGTCGTGTGTGCACCAACTATCAGCGCCAGGTCGCCCGGCTTGAATTGATGATTCATGCCGCCACCTCGCCGATCAGATCGCCGAAGAACACACCCAGAGCCGAGAACTCAGCCAAGATGCGATCGGTGTACGCCACGCCCTGGGCGCGATTGAACATGCTGGTCACCGGAAAACCGTCCGGGCCGAGCAACTTGCTGTCGCCCATCAGTCCGAGCTTTTCCTCGTAGGTCAGGTGCTTGGTGGTGCGGTGCCATGCTGCGCGGTAGTCTTCGTCCTCGTTGATCAGGATCTGAACGCCGTGGTGCAGCTTGCAGTACTTGCGCGCCTCGCTGGCGTCGCCGATCTGGGTCATCTCGGAGATGCGCTTGTACATGGCGAACCACAGTGCGTTCTGGTCGAGCGTGCGGTCCTTGCCTCCGCGCATCGTCACCACGACGAACTTCTTGTCGCGGAACATCGCTGTCATGCGCGTGACGGCCTCGGTGAGTTTGGATTGGCAGTTCACGCTGATCTTGTCAGTCATGGCTCTGCTCCTCGCTCATGGCGGCGTCCAGCGCTGCGTCTACTTCCATGGCTGATGGGTAGCAGGTTTGCATCAAGCCGAGCGACGTGGTGTAGCTGACCATCTTTTTCAACATTACCGTGGCGTTCTGCTTGAGCCACTCATAGCGCTTGGAGTTTCGGATGACGGCCTGCAGCGCCGGCACAACTTCCTGCCTGAAAACCACCAGCGGTGCTTCTGGCCGCGCACCAGTAACCCCGAGCAAGGCGGACACTTCGTAAAACGCATCGGAAAAGCTCTGGCGATTGCGCAGCGCCTCGCACTCAGCCCTCAACTCAGCTGCCGACCGTGCCAGCCCAATCAGATAATCCAGCGCGCTATCCTCGCCCGCCGCGTCGAAACCCAGCTCGCTTGCAGCAGACTTTATGATCCCGCTCACGCCCAGGCTGGCGGTCTGGCACAGTTCAAGATTGGCGATGCGCTGGGCCAGCTCATCATTCACCCGCTCGTAAGCTTCGTAGCCGGTCTTGAGGCCTGCCAGTTCAGCCTTGAGTTCGCGCATCTCACGCGCTTCAGTCTGCTTGTGGATCTGGTACAAGCCGCGCAATGCTTCGTTGTCGCTGCACAGTTCCAGCAGCACGGTAGGCGTTGCGAACTCATACAGTTCAACCAGCATGCCCTCAGCCGTGTACATGCGCTCGGTGTCGACAGTCAGATCAGACCATTCTGCACCACCTGATTTGGCGGCTTTAGCCAGCGCTTCCAGCTTTTCGATATCGACGGTCATGGTCGAACTCCTTGGATCGAGGCGAAATCAAAGTCAGGCAGTTCGCTAACGCCATTTAGGTAATCGATCATCACCTTAACGTCGCTCTCGTCACATGCGCCGGGCTGGGCTTGCCAGCAGTAAAACGGATCGGTGTTCGGCATTGCGCCGTAGCACATGATCCCGTACCGGCTGTACATGCCGTCATAAACGATCCCGACTCGGGCCTTTCCCTTGTCGAAGTAAACGATGTAGTGGTTGATCCCTTCGGAGCGGACGAGCTTCGGATTCTTCCGGTTGTTGCGCTTTATCCACTTTTCAACTTCAGTGACCTGGCTCATGACAGCAGCTCCTTGGGCACGCTTACGGTTTCGCCAAGGACTGAGGCGACGATGGCGCGGCAGGCGGCGATGAGGTGTGTCTCGCCAAAGGCCTCCCACTTATTGCTGGATGGCAGCTCAAGGCCGTCTTGATCGCAGAGGTATGCGAACACCAGCCCGTCCCGATCGAACGTCAGGTCAATGCGATGCTTGGCGATCAGCGGGCCGATCTGGCTCCAGTCGGTGGATGGCGAATACCGGTAGCCGCCGCGATGGACGTGCTCAGGCATAACGCACACCAGATGCGGATTTCCGTACTGAGGCGGCGATACGAAAGCAGTCAGATTTTCAGCGATGGCCACAGCCCAGTTGAGCGCCTCGCCCGACAATTCGTCGGTCTTCACTTCGGTGAATTCACTCATGCCAGTCTCTCCGCTGATTCCGCGATCAATGCCATGCGCTCAAGGCGCTGCTGGGCCTGGTCGTCAAGGTTTTTCCCGTCGGCTTCGTCCACTACGGGCATGCACACAAAGCCGATACCGGCCTTCGCGAGGGCGTGTGCCATTTGGAGTGAATGGCGAAGCTTTGCTGGGTTTGCGCGGTTCATTGGGAAGCCTCCAGCACTTCGGGGTATGGCATCCAGTGGGTAGGTGCTTCTGAACCGTCCATGCGATCAATCCCCCAATGTCCGAAGCCAAATGCATCAATCCGGTACTGGGCCTCTTCGCCGCCGTCCCATTCATCGCGCTCTTTGTCGGTCATGAAGGAGTCGGCATCGGTAAGGCGGCCGGGAATCACCCCGTTACGCTCATTGAAAAAAAGAACGTCGACATGTTTAGGGCAGTACGCCATCTGCTGCCATGTCGGCAGCGCCGCTCGGGAGGCCTGCCATGCCAGACTGGCGAGGCGAAGCATCGGATCAGCAAAGCTTCCGTCTTCGCGAACCCAAGCCAGGTTGTTTTCAGCATGAACGCGCACGCTCGGGCCGCACGATTCAATGACCTCGGCCAGATACCAAGCGGAAAACTCTTCACGCATCTTTTCGTTGCTCATGGCTTCACCATCCGGCAGACCAGCTGCATGTCGTTGAATTGAGCGTGGAACTGGCGGGCTTCGTCTCGCTGGCTGAAAGTGAACTGCAGCAGGATGAACATCACCCAGAAGCCGGCCCTATACACCCACAACATCAATTTTTCTACAGTCATTGCCCCGCCCTCCCCGATTGCAATTCCTCAGCCTGCTGCTGGAGCAGCGCAAGGCGGTCGGCCAGCTCATTGGCGGCCTTGATTTTCAATTCGTTCCTGCGCTCGGCTGAGGCAGCTCTCATCTCATTCATGCTGTCTTTCACGGCCTGGAGCTTTTCGCGAACATCCGGACTTGACTTGGTCACTTGCCCGGTCAACAGCCCGGCTATGGCCTGTCCGTCCTGCGTGATGGGCACCACGTTCAGATCGGCCAGATACAACTGCCCGCGCTCCTGTGGAATGCGCTGCATCTGCACGGCCTTGGTGATCGCCTCGACACGACGGTTGGCGTCGAAGCCGACGGAAACGTGCCAGTTGACGGACTTCTGGTCATTGCGGGCCTGGCTCACCAGACGCTCGTAGGCGCTGATGAACGCCATGCGCGCACCGATCTTGTCTCCGGCATCGAGAACAGGCTTGGCGGCAGCCAGAGCAAGCTGAATCTCGTCAGTGAGCACCACCGTCTCGTATTCATCGTTGGTGGTCATGGCTATGGCCCAGGCCTCATCCTTGCCTGGACGACCATCTTCGGCCTGGATGCGTTGCAGGACGGCGGCCAAGGTGAGGCGGCCAGTCAGCTCTCGGCGGCAGGACCACAAGGCGTTGGCAATCGAACTCATGGAGTGTTCGGCCAAGTCCTCGGCCATCAGCTTTGCTGCCGGAGCGCTGAGCGTTTGCCCGAGTGTTTCAGCGGTAGCGCAGATGGCCATGCTCAGTTCAGCGGTTTCGGCGTAGGAAAGCATTGTTCTCACCCCCTTCCAAAATGCTGCGACTGGCTTCCTGCGCTGCGTTGACGTTGGCCTGGGTGTCTTCGATCTGGCGGGCGGTCCGGCCGTTCATCTGGCGTCCAGTAGCCCACTGGGTGTGATACGCCTCAGCTTTGGCAATCAGGTTGGTGAGGCTGTGACAGTCGTTGACGATCCGGGCGTCGTTGATGGTCAGGTAGTACGCGGCAACGCTGTGAGCAACGTCGACACCCAAGCGGTCAACCAACTTGCCGAGGATTCCACCAGCGGCGGCGTTCCATACCGGCCAGCACTGGTAGCGCTTGCGGTAGGCCATCGCATAGTTCGCCCAGGCCTTGAAGATTTTGCAGGTCTGGTCTCTGGGACCTGGCATGTCAGCCGGGATTTCGACACGAGGCGCATCTGGACGGTCGACCACAAGCACCAAACTACCCGACTGGTTCGGCGCAGCCGAGCCGTCCAGCAAGTCCTGACTTGTACCCTGATTGGTATCCTGATTATTGGTATCCTGATTTGTCGGAGATTTTTCCGACCTTGGCTCGGATTTTTTTCCGACCTTGCTCGGAGATTTATCCGAGGTAGATCGGATTTTTTTCCGACCATTGTTTCTTGGTGGGGTCGGATATTTTTCCGACCCGTCCAGCTTCTGGTTCCACTCGACGGCCTTCTCGGTCAGACGAAAAAGCGTGATGCTCGAAGTGCTGGAAAGCTCAATGAGACCGGCCTCTTCCAAAGCCTTGAGCATGCGATATGCCGTGTCCGGCTTGCTGGTCAGCAAGGGAAGCTCTTCGACGATCTTCGCCTTGCTGAGCGCAAAGAAAATACCGTCGTCAGTCTTCATTGGCTTCGCCCAGCTCGGGCAGCCGTAGACGAACGCAAACAGCAGGGCCTGCTGAGAATTAAGCCCCCACTCCAATGCCTTCGCCTGATTGATCGTTACGGTGAATTGCATATCAAGCCTTCCCGACCAATTTGGCCAGTTCAAGGAAGCGGTCGACGTACCAATGTGGCTGCGTCTCGCGAGGGGATTGAGGGCTGGTGAGGTTCTTGCCGTAGCGCATGCCCTTTTCAGTGATGGACCAAAAAGGCACCATTTCCTGTTTCGAGTTCTTGCGCTCAAGGGTCTTGAGGTAGCCGTGACGCTCAAGCAGGCGATTGAAGGCTGCCGCTGTGCTGGCTATGGAGTTGTCTTTGACCAGCGCCGTCAGCGCCTTGGTGGGCATGGAGCCACAGCCATCACCAGCGTCCGGGGCGGCATCGACGGCATAGCTGGGCAGAAACTTCGGATCGAGACCGTTGTTCTCAGCAATCTTGGTCAGCATCATCATTTGGCTGGATGGCGCAGGCTTCAGGAGGCGCGTGTAGCACTCCATGATTGCCAGCTCGCCCACCACTTTTATGCTGGTCGGCAAAGCAGGTGCCTGAGCTTTCTTCTCCAGGTACTGCCAGCGGTCCACCAGCTTTCCGGTGAACTCAGGCGAAAGCTGCGCAACGATGACGTAGCTGTCTCGCTCACTGACGTTGTAGATGCGAGTGGCGCGCGGACGGCCTATTTTGTCGGTAGACCATTCATCCTCAGATTGAGGATGGACAAACCCGCCCGCAGCCAGGTCTTCAATGAGGCGCTTCACATTGTCGTGGCGCTTCTTGGTCAGTTTCGCAATTTCCTTTGAGGACATCGTGCGCGCCACGTTTTCGAAACTCTCATTTCGTGGCGCGGGATTCTTCAGGGCCTGTACATCATTGGCTTGTGTGTGCATAATCGGCCTCACAGTGTTTTAACGTATGTGCTGCACAAGAAGCCCGGCCGCGAACCGGGCTTTTTTGTGCCTGCGTTTTGGTGGTCCAGCTATTCGAGGTCTTCATCAGGCCCTCCCCCTCCCTTTTCAGGGACTGTCGAGTCCCTCTCGGGCTCTCGTCTTGCTACTGGCAGGTGCCGAATCTTTCCGGCGCCTTTTGGCCTGGTCTTCTCGAAGAAACGCTCACTTCCGAGCTTTGCGGCGTACTGCTCTGGCGACATTCCTGCTGCCTTTGCCAGCCGTTCAAGCTTTTCGTAGAGCCTTCCATCGATCCCGTGGCAGATCGTGGTTTCAGGCACTCTGGCCTCCTTCAGGGACTTCAGGCGGTATGGCGTTTCTCGGTAACATCCTGTTCAACGATGCTTTCCAGCTTTTCTTCCACGCACATGCGCACGAACACAGCCAGCTGCAGCTTGTGTAGGCGCGCCACGGCTTTCAGCGCTTCGTAGGTCTCGTCGTCATACCGGGACTTGATCTCCCGGTCTTTCAAGTGGCGAGGCTCGTCGTACATGTTTCTTTCCTTGTGGCTGATGAATGGGATTAAGCGGCTGAAAGTGTTTGGCTTGACGCAGGCAGGATCTGCGCCCACGGAAATGATGGGCAAAGGTCGGCGCGATCAACCGCACCTCCGGTCAATGCCTCGATTTCAATGGCGCGCTTGGCAGGAACAGCGCGCTCTCCAGAACACCATTGATTGACGGTGGGCGCCGTAACCCGCAGGCGGCGCGCCATTTCCGCTTGGCTGCCGAGCAAGCGGGATGCTTCTTTGGCTGCTTCTGCTGATTTCATGATTTCTCTCCTGGAGATTTGCCAGTGAATATAAGGCATTACCTTATCTCAAGCAAGCCATTGCCTAACTCATATTTGAATAGGCCTAATTAGGCAATGCTTACCGGACCAGAATTAGGCGCGGCCATTGAGTCAGCGCGGATCGCCAAAGGCGTATCGAAAAAGAAACTTGCAGACGACTTCACTGTGAAGCCTCCGTCGGTACAGGGCTGGGTGAAGACTGGGCGGATAGACAAGTCAAAATTGATGGACGTCATTGCCTATTTTTCTGATGTCGTGACCCCGGAGCATTGGGGGCTAAGACCTGGCTTCTCTTACGAGAACCTGCCTGACGAGTTTGGCGAAAGCGTTGAAGTTGAAGGCTCCGAAATAGCCGGCTTGCTTGGTCAACTTTTAGAGGCAAAAAAGAAGGCGTCACCCAGGTCTCAAGCGGTGATAAGTCGAATGATCGGCCTTGCCGAGCGCGGCGAACTGGATGATCGCGCTTGGACCCTTATTAACGACTTGCTCACGGAGCTAGCCAGGAAGTGAAAGGAATCCAATTCGCTACCCTACAACGGGGTAGCAAGCTCTATTTGGAAGAAGGAAAGGACAACTTGGCGCTTCTGGTAGGGGATATCCGGCCAGAAAATGCCGTGGTCAGTCTTCGAGCGTTCGTGAAGATTTGTCATAACAGGGCACAGCTCCAGTCTGAGCTGGTTTGCTCTGTTATCGGCCGAGCTCTTGGAGTCAAAATCCCCGATCCATATCTGGTGGTTGTAAAGCCAGAGTCAAGACCGCCTATTTCGATCGCCGAGCCAATGCTTGGTTTTGGAACCGCTGCCGTGGCCGGGCACTCCTTCGCGCGACTGGGGAGTTTCGCTCAGCTTCACAAAGCCCTAAAAAATATTGACCTTGTCGCGTCATTTGATCAGCTCATAGCGAATGGCGATCGTCATCTTGGGCAGATGATTTATGATGGAAGCGAGCATTGGTCAATTGATCATGCCCAGGGCTTTGGCGGCCCAACATGGGGTGATCTCGGGCTTCCACCTCCAGAGATTGACATCATCAACTGGCTCCTTGAAAAGTCGGATTACGGCGCAAGCCTCGGCGTGGATGAGCTGGCAAGGTATGCCCTGCGTAAACGCGCCAACAAAAGCTTCATACCACTTGTCGGCAAGGTGGAAGGTCTTTTTATAGAGGCCGGTCTACAGCGCATGATAAACGAAGAGGTTTTACGCGACCTCTACTCATGGATTGAGTCCAGAATCTCACACGCGGTTGAGCAGATATGTCAGAAGATTGGCTTGCCCGATATGGGTTACGCAGCGAAATCATTGATCGATTCCCCGAGCTCCCAGAATTGACAGCATTCTGGGCTCCGGTACGCGTCGAGCCTATTGCAATGTCTGGCGAGCTTCTGACAGTAGCGATTGCCATCATCGGCGACCCAGGCACCAGGCCCCACATTGTCTCTGCGCTTTCCGAGGATGTCATGACGACAGTCTTTGGTAAGCACGGTATGAGCCTTATGGGGATAGCCGCCACAGCTTCAGCCAGTCTCTTTGAGCACCTGTCTAAAACCAACGAATTTTCATCTTGGATTCCGCCAGTGAGCGGTGTGACATTGGGCCCCGTAGAAGAAGGCCAGGGCTCATCATTCGAAGAGATTGCAAAGCAGGCCCTGCGATCCTGCGCAAGCCTGAGCACGATGACTGAAGCGTTTCGAGCGCAGGAAAAGAAAGGCGAAAAAAACAGATTGGTCCTGGGCGTCAAGAAGGCAATGCAGATCCTTGACCCATCCCTGGCTGATCGCTTCCACGTGCCTGTTCCTGTGACTATCAGAAGATCCGATATGTCGATCTTTTGCGACTATTTCTCATCCAGGCTCGCAATCAATATGTGCAGCATGGGCCCAGGGAGAAATCTTCCTCAGCAATTTGAGGCGTTCTACTCCAGGCTCTGCCGGCTAGACCAGCTCAGGGGTAACCAGGCCCTTATTGAGCATGGCCAAGCTCCGCACATCATGCTTGCAGTTCCAGACCAAGCAGCCATTGCGAATTCAGCCGACAAGAGCAACATCCACCTGCTGGACGATAGGATTCTGCAGATTCAGGATTTGACCGAGAAGCACAGGTTCTCCCTTTCTATCGTTCCCAATGCTGAGCAAGGTGCTCGCCTGATAATTGGGTTGGAGCGAGCAGCCTAGCCCTCCCCTCACCAAAAACGAGCCCGCCCACCAGCGGGTTTTTTTTCGCCTGCGATAAAATAATTAGGCATTACCTATTTACACGCATTAGGCATTAGCTTATCTTTCACCCCATCGAGACGCGAAACAGCCCCTTAACAGGCCCAGCGGATCGAGCCGCTCTTTAGATGCACCGAACCAAACCTGCCGGATAACCACCGGCCAAGATTCAAAGGCAGCGATGAGTCGGCCTTAACGACTCAGATGGGTGGCCACTACCCAAGGCGCGCAGCGTAAAGCGATCAAAAATAGTGTTCTGGCGGAGTGAATCGCGGCCAGTGAGAAAGATTTCCAAGCCGGCTTGAGGGTAATAGTCGGGGGCGGGCCAGATGTATTGGCGGGAAATTCCCTACCAAATGGGAGATTGCGGTTACGCCGAACACCGCAGATTTCACTGGCAGCCCTTCTCACGAGGGGCTGACGGGAAATCAAACGCCCGGAGGGCAAAGCAATGTTCAACATGGCAACCATGGCGGCTGATGAGTGCCGCGATAACTATCAGGAACGCACCTGGCGTCGCTGGGCTGATAAAGCAGGTCAGATCCTCGGCCGCTACGTGGCAGGCGGCTCCGATGACGAAGACTTCCTGCACGACCTGTATCTGGATGGCGCCTCGCCTGATGAGGCCGTGACAGAGATGCACGCTCAGCAAGCAGCATGAAGATTTTCTCGGTGCCCTTGGAGACAGGGGCATCCGGAAAATCGAACGGAGCAAGTGACGTGGCCAGACAAAACGATATAGAGCACCTGCAAGACCTTATGCAGCGAGGAGAGCTAACGGCTGATCAGGCGAATGTGCAGATGGTTCGCAACGAGCGCTTCAGGATGGTAGTGAGCAGCCTCCCGGCGAACCTTAGAAAGGCACTCAATGCAGCAGTGCGCAGCGGTGAGCTGGGGCACATGAAGAAAGACGGGCACAAGCCTGAATGCTACTTCCACCCCACATTTGAATATATGGCAAAGGCGGAGCGTCTGAGGCGCGAGCGAGAGGTAATCAGACTGAGCGGAACGGCTCGGGTCTGTATGGGCGACCTACAGCAGTGATCAGATTTCACTGGCTGGCCTTGGCGACAGGGCCAGACGGGAAATCAACCGAGGGAATGACGATGAATTTCTACAAGATCGTGTTTGCGGACGGCTCCGAAGTTCAAGAGTTCGCCGATAGCGAAGCTGATCTAAGAGATTTCGTGGCGCGCTGCTACTGCACCCGGACCATCAGCAAGATCATTCAGCTGTAACCCACAGATTTACTGATGCCGCTTCTATGAGGCGGCATTGGAAATCAACGGGAGCAAGACCATGAGAATCAACGTGTATAGCCAGGAGCTGACCAGTGAAGTGGTCGAGGTCCAAAAGCTTTCTAATACAGGCCTGACCTACAGCGCCGTCCAGATGATCCTCCACAGCAGTGAGAAATTGCACCATCCGCCACAGGATGACGACCGCAGCGCTGTCACCTTCTGGCTTCCTAAGTCGAAAGCGCGGCGTGAGGAGCTTGCAAGCACCTTTGAGAGATTGGCGATGCTGGTGCGAATCGCGCCGCCAGAAACCGGTCTCGACTAAACAACCAGCGCCAGCGTCAGCCTGACGAAAACTGCCCGATCCTCTCTATGAGAGCGCATCGGGGAATGGTTTCCCATGACATCGATTAGGTTGGACATAGGTCGTTCGAGCCCGACAGAAACCATTGCCCGATGCGGATGAGTACATACTGCGAAAGCGGCCCCCTGCGTCAACCCTTGGGAATCAACACGGCGGTGCAAGTCCGCGCTGGAGACGTAACCAGCAAAGCAGATGCGGCGTTGAAAGCTGGGTTGAAAGCTTCGGCGGCCCTGGAGAAACGCGGTTAATAGGCGCCAGCTTTGGCTGGTTGCTCCTCCGAGCGGTCGTGCCCATAGGCTCCGCTCTCGCCGGATTCGCGCCCGGCCATCTGCCCCCCTCCCAAACTCCGAACCTCTCCGACTGAACCCTCTCCGGTGCCTGTATGGCCTCTATCCGTTCTTGAGTGTTCAGTCGAAGGGGTTCACTTACTGAGGATTGAGTGATGAGCAAGCACGCAGCTGGACCGTGGAATGCAGAAGAAAGTGAAGGCGAATACCTGATAACGAATGTTCTTTCATGTGGTAACACGCGGCTTGTGGCTATAGCCCGCCATGAAGGTAACGCCAAGCTGATTACTGCAGCGCCGGAAATGATCGCTGCTCTTGAGCGGGCGGCTCTTCAGTTCCGCTATTACGAAGAGGCGCATCGCGAGAAAGGAACCGATGAAAGCATGCGCAAAGCAGAGGTGAATGCCGGGCTTGCTTATGACATTGAGCAGATCATCGCCAAAGCCACTGCATAACCCGGCCCTGGAGGCAATCATGAACGCAGCAGCAAAGGTGTTGCCTCTGACGGGCGCGCCAGTAAAGCAACTGACGCCCGCCGAACGACTTTGGGTTGCCAACAGTGCGCACTCTCTGGTCCACGGCGACGACATCAAGTTCAAACGCCGCCGGCAGGATCCTCAAGGCGTTACATTCGAGCGCTTCCTGATCGCGGTCGATGAGTTCGCCATGGAGAAGCTCGGCGCACCCGGTGCGAGCCAGTCAGCGCTGGGGCGACTGGTCTACATGGCCAAGTTCGGCTCACCCGCATGCGCCAGAGAGGCAGCAGACGCCGTATTGAACTGCCCCAACCCCAAAGACGCCCTGTTCGAAATTGCAGAGGGCCTTTTGCGACCCCTTGCGGCAGACGGCGTCATTGCTGATTTCGAGGATGCCGAACTGTGAGCCCGCACATCCTCATCGACATGATGCTCGACGCCATCGGCGAGTACGACAGTCTCGACCCAGTTGGATTAGAGGCGATGGCGCAGATCACGGCCCACTTCATGAGTGGCGCAATCACAAAAGACGAATTCAACCATTACTGCGCCCGTCAGCGGAAAGCTGTTCTGTGTGCGCCAAGGAGAGCGGCATGAAGTTGGTAGAAATTTTGGCTACGAAAATTAAGGTCTGGCCTAAAGACGCAACGCATGCCGTGCAGGACCATAAGGGGCACCACTCCGGACGCATATTTTTGCTGGTCGGCCCAAAAGAAAACACCATCAGAAATGACTCTCTTGGTGGTTGGTATCTTGGCAGGGGCGTTTGGACCGCTATAGACCCTTTAACAAACTGCGAACTTGCCGATGACTGCCGCGATGCGATTGTCACCCGAGATCAGTGGCAGGCTGCGGTTGATTCGCTCAAGTCTCCGGCGTGGAATGGCGAAGGCCTGCCGCCTGTTGGGACGGTGTGCGAGGTAGCCCCGCCAATCCACTGGCGCGGCACCAAAGTCCGGGTTCTTTGCCTCGACGAAGGCGATGCGGTTTGCCGTGTACTGGAGGGCGATATGCTGGGCGGCCTGAAGCAGTTGATGGCTTCCGAGCTTCGCCCCATCCGCACCGCAGAGCAGATCGCGGAGGACCAGAGAAAGCAGGAAATCCAAGAGCTGATGATCGTCCTTGGCTCCGTGGAATCCGCCGATTACAAAGACATCGCCATCGCGATCCAGCAGGCAAATTTCCGCAAGCAGGTGTCGCAATGACCACGCCCGTCGTGAAATCCCTGATCGACGAGCAGCTGGAAGAACTGCCGCCTGATCGAATCATTCTGGCCTTCACCCACCACACGCTAACCGGCGCGCTGTCTCAGGCTTATGATGCTGGGATCGAGAACGTTCATGCGTGGAGCCAGCGCGCTTGCCTGTGTGGTGAGTGGACCGTGGCTTACGCTGTACGAGTTCAGCCATGACCACAGGCCAGCGCCGTCGGCGCATGATCTTCTGGCGCGGCAGTTTCCCGGTACTCGCAGCATTCACGTTTCTGATGCTCGCCATGTCGTTGGCTGATCACATCACGCAGTAACCCTTCTCTATTCAATCGCAGCGCCCCGGCAACGGCATGGCGCAAGGAGCAACCGTGTCCGCATTAATGAAACAGGCCGAGCACATGCCGGCCATGTCCGAGGAGGCTCTCGTCGAAGTCTTGAGTGGCAGCCTTTATCCGGGCGCTGCGCGCAACTCGGTCGTGATGGTGCTGGCCTACTGCAAGGCTGCACAGCTTGATCCAATGCTGAAGCCGGTGCACATCGTTCCGATCTGGAGCAAATCGGCTGGAAGGATGATCGACACTGTCATGCCTGGCGTTGGCCTGTACCGCATTCAGGCAGCGCGCACCGGTCAATACGCCGGTATCAGCGAGCCGGAATATGGCCCGGCCGTGACGATGAACCTCGGCGGAACAGAGGTTACGTTTCCGGAATGGTGCCGGATCACGGTGAAGCGGCAGATGGCTGGGGGTCACGTAGCTGCGTTCACAGCCAACGAGCGCTGGCTGGAGAACTACGCCACCGCGAAAAAAGACACGCAGGCCCCCAATGCAATGTGGCTTAAGCGGGCGTATGCGCAGCTCGCCAAGTGCGCCGAGGCCCAGGCTCTGCGCAAAGCTTTCCCTGAGGTGGGATCAGCGCCAACAGCTGATGAGATGGAAGGCAAAGTATTCGAAGAGGGTCCGCGCGAGGTTAATTCGCAGCGACAGCCAGAACAGACGCCCGAGCCGCCTGCTCTGGAAAACTACCCAGACGAAAAGCTTCAAGAAAACCTTCCAAAGTGGCGCTCCGCCGTCGAGGCCGGTCGATCCTCGCCTGACCACCTGATCGCCACTGTCAGCAGCAAATACACCTTGAGCGAGCAACAGATCGAGCAGATCCAGAGCCTCGCACCCATCGAAGGAGAACCCGCATGAAAATTCACAACGTAGCTCAGGGCAGTGCTGAATGGCATGCCCTCCGCGCCAAGTATTTCACCGCATCGGAAGCACCCGCCATGATGGGCGCTTCGAAGTACCAAAGCCGCACTGAGCTGTTGACCACGAAGAAAACCGGGATCACGCCCGAGGTTAACCCGCAGATGCAGCGCATCTTCGACAGGGGGCACGCAACAGAAGCAATGTCCCGCCCTCTGGTGGAGCAGAAGATCGGCGAAGAGCTTTATCCAATCGTCGGCACCAGCGGAAACCTTCTGGCATCAATGGATGGCGCAACGATGCTCGGTGACACGCTGTTCGAGCACAAGCTGTGGAATGAATCGCTGGTCGCTCAGGTGCGTTCCGGTGAGCTTGAGCCCCATTACTACTGGCAGCTTGAGCAACAACTCCTGGTGAGCGGCGCTGAGCGAGTCATCTTCGTTTGCTCTGACGGTACGTCTGACAACTTCGTTTCCATGGAGTATCGCCCGGTTGCCGGCCGAGCAGCTCAACTGGTTGAAGGATGGAAGCAGTTTGAAGCAGATTTGGCTGCACACTCCCCGGCTGAAGTAGTCGTTGAGGAGGCCGGAACAGCTCCGGACAACCTGCCAGCGCTTCGCATCGAAGTGACGGGCATGGTCACGGCAAGCAACCTTGAGCAGTTCAAGGCTCACTCGTTGGCGGTTATCGGAGCAATCAACACAAATCTGCAAACCGACAAACATTTCGCTGATGCAGACAAAACAGTGAAGTGGTGCGACGAGGTTGAATCGAAGCTCGCGGCGGCGAAGCAGCATGCCCTAAGCCAAACAGAGTCGATCGAACTCCTGTTCCGCACCATAGACCAGATCAGCGAGCAGACCCGCGCCAAGCGTCTGGAGCTCGAAAAACTGGTAAAAGCTCGCAAGGTGGCCATCCGTGACGAGATTGTCATGACAGCTCAGGCGGCGTTAAGAAAGCACATCGATCAGATCAATGCTTCGCTGGGCGGTCGCGTGACCCTTCCTCAGATAACTGCAGACTTCGCTGGCGTCATCAAGGGCAAAAAGTCCATCGTCAGTCTGCGCGATGCTGCTGATAGTGAGCTGGCCCGCGCAAAGATTGATGCGAGCCAAAAGGCAGACGCGATACGCCTGAACCTGGCGAGCCTGGTTGAATTGGCCGTCGACCACAACTTCCTGTTCAACGACCTTCAGCAGCTGATCTTCAAGGAAAACGACGACCTGGTGTCATTGATCAAGGTGCGCATCGACGAGCACAAGAAGGCTGAGGCGAAAAAGGAAGAAGCTCAGCGCGAGCTCATCCGTCAGGAAGAGTCAGCCAAGCTTGCTGAAGCCGCAGAGGCCGAAAAAGCGAAAGCCATCGCCCCCGCCCCGCGCGCAGCTGTGAGCCGCGCACCTGTCGAACAATCGGCTCCGAGAATGTCGTCCGTCGCCCCATCCGCGAAGGTGCAACCCAAGCCCACAAAGCTTGAAGCAAATGTCACCGACCTCCATGCACTGGTGAAAGCCGTGTACGAAGGCCGGGCACCGATATCAGTACTCACAGTGAACTGGGGCGCGCTGGATGACCTGGTGCATATTCAAGGCGCTGACTTCCAAATGGACGGCGTAACAATTACGCAGGTGGCAGCATGAGAGGCGTTAACAAAGTCATATTGGTCGGCACATGCGGCCAAGACCCTGAAGTTCGCTACCTGCCAAACGGCNTCGCAGGTCTACATCGAAGGCAAGCTGCAAACCCGCGAATGGGAGAAGGACGGCATCAAGCGCTACACCACGGAGATCGTGGTGGATATGCAGGGCACGATGCAGCTCTTGGGCGGCAGGCCGCAGGAAGGTCAGCAGCATGGCCAGCGACCCGCGCAGCAATCGCGGCCAGGCAATCAGGACAGCGCGGCACGGCAACAGCCACGGCAGCAGCAGGCGGCGCCACAGCCGGCCGCCGACTTCGACAGCTTCGATTCCGATATCCCATTCTGACCCCGCCATGAAGTGAGGCGCCAATGAAGCACTGTAAGAAGTGTGGCGCTCATAAATCCGATGATGATTTCTACCCGAAACGCTCATCCTGCAAGGAGTGCGTTAAGGCAAACGTTCGCGCGAATTACAGCGTAAATCGTGATCAATACCGGGAATATGAGCGGAGACGAGCATCGCTGCCTCACAGGATTGAGGCAAGAGAAAGCTATGCGGCGACTGATGAGGGTCGGAAGCGCTCAGCTCTGGCCAAGCGGGCCTATATAGAGAGAAATGGTGACAAGAGGCACGCCCACACCATTGTCGATAACGCTGTCAGGCGCGGAAAGATTTGGAAATCACCGTGCTGCACATCTCCTGGATGCTTCAGTACCGAAAACATCCAAGGACATCACACCCACTATAACGAACCGCTATGCGTGGTATGGCTATGTTCTGCCTGCCACGCACAGTTGCACCGCGAGCACGACTCGCGGCAATGCGCAGCAGCTTAGGAGCATGACCATGACCACCACACTGATCGCCCATCAAAACCGTCAATCCCACCTGCGCCATCTGCGCGAAAGCATCGAGCGCCTTCACGAAGCCTCAATTGGCTGGAGTACAGCAGATCGCGAGCGCGGCGTGAAGACCATCGCCAACCTTGAGCGCCAGGTCGAAAGCGTCAAGCTTGATCTGTTCCGAGTCGCCTGATCTTGAGGCGGTTAAATTCAAAAGTCCGCGCCCGGCGCAGGGCCGAACAACTCCACCTCCCGCCCAGCGGGATCAAGGAGAGTACTCATGGAAAAGACTGCTTCAGGAGTTATGACACTCCCCGGCTGGATGAAATCGGTCAAGAAGCTCTACAACACACGCAGCGGCGGACAGTACCGGCCGGATGATGTGGCCCTGGCGTTCGCCGTAAGCCTTCGCCTGTACGACAGCGCCGATCATCTCCGCGCGCTGGCCCGCCGACTGGTCGACAAGGTCTGCCTGGAGCATCAGCCGAACATGAAGCGGCTGAGCCGTGAGCTGGACGACGCCAAGGTGTTCGACGCTGCACTGAAGATCATCAACCGGGTCTGCCAGTTGCTGGATGTGGGCGCCGACACTGAGTTTGTGCGCAACGGTGATGTGACATGGCACTGACACCGAAGCAGCGGAACGATCGGACGGCGCTCAAGCGGCAGAAGGCCGGGGAAGAGGAATTGCGGCTCAGGGTGCGCCCCGGCACGAAGCAGGCGCTGAGTGAGCTTATGGCCTGGGCTGGCATCGAGGAGCAGGGTGAGGCGCTGACTCTGATGATTCATCACCTGCACGACCTCGGATCGGGCGGCGCGCTGCCGATGCTTGAAATCCCGCGCCACGAAATCACCGTATCGAAATCCGTGGCGCACAAGCTTCAGCTCGCCTACAACCGCGAAGCGCTGCGAATCTGCAGCGACGATTAAAAACGAAAATTCAACCAATGAGAGATCAGCATGAAGCCTGAAATGATCACCCTGAAGCACGGTGAAGCGTCTATCAAAATGCCCGCATCTGCCTTAGCGAAGCTGGCAATGGCCAGCGTATTTGCTCAAGTTTTACCGCCTGCTGCGCATGTTCAGTCGGTAGCGCCATCTATCACCCCTGAAGTCGGTCATCCTTGGCCAGGCCAAGGCGGCATTAATGGCGGCTTCGTCCATGCTCGAGGCGACGTGCCGGCGCACTACCTCATCATCGCTGCCAAAGACGTCGGCGACCGCGAATGGGGTTGTCGTGGAGTTGAGGTGAAAGGCCTGAGCAAAACAGACGGATACACCAACACGCAGGTGCTTATCGGAAATGATGATGAGCGAAAGTATCCGGCAGCCAATGCCTGTGCCGAGTACCAGGCTGACGGCCATCACGACTTCTATCTGCCGGCTGCCGCCGAGCTGTACCTGGGCTGGCTGAACTGCCCTGAGGTATTCGCCCAGGACTGCTACTACTGGTCGTCTTCGCAGCGCTCCGCCTACAACGCATTCTATCAGTACTTCGATGCTGGCAGTCAGCTCATCACCGGCAAGAACGGCGAGCTTCGCGTCCGCCCCGTCCGCAGATTGTTCATTTAATCCTTCATTCATTCGTTCTTGACCGGCATCGGGCGCATCAGCGCCTTTTTTGTTGCCTGCAAAAAGAGGAAGCATCATGTCTGCACCGAAAAAAGAAACTCCAGAAAGCCCAGTCCTCGCCATTGGCCAGCCATATGGCGGCGGTTTCTTCTCGGGCATCACCGTTGAAGATGGCAAGCGCTACATCAACATCACCGCAGGTGCTGCACACGAGCTGGTTGGGCCGTGGGGCAAGTATGGCGAGAAGGTCGAAGGCGCCGACAGCTTTACCGACAGCCTGGCCAACACCAAGGCTATGGCGGCGGCAGGCAGTGATCTGGCAGCGAAAGTTCTGGCCCTGACCATTGGCGGCTTCACCGACTGGGCGATCCCAGCGCGCGACGTACAGGAGCTTCAGTATCGCCACTTCAAGCCAACCACCGAGGAGAACTGGGCGAACTCGCGCAACGGCGACAACCCGCATAGTGAACCGGTTGGCCTGCTGTACAGCGAGGAAGACCCGCTGCAAACCGTGCACGAGGCATTTCAGGAAGGTGGCCCCGAGGCTTTCCGCGACACCTGGTACTGGTCGAGTTCGCAGCGCTCCGCCTACTACGCATTCAGTCAGAACTTCGATGGTGGCGGTCAGGACTTCGACGACAAGGACCTCGAGCTCCGCGTCCGCCCCGTCCGACGTGTTCTTATAGATTCCGTGTGAGCGAAGAAGGGGCTCGATGATGACCATTGAAGTCTGGAGAGATATTGACGACTGGCCTGGATATGAAGTCAGCGACCAAGGCCGGGTTCGTCGTGGCGCTCGGCTAAAAGCTCCAGACCCAGACCGCAAAGGCTATTTGAGGGTAAAGCTCTGGAAAAACGGAAAATCAAAAAACCGTTTGATTCACGGCCTGGTTGCTGCTGCCTTTATCGGCCCCAGGCCGGCTGGATGCATATGTCGCCACGCTGATGGCGACAATCAAAACAATTGTTACGTAAACCTCAGTTACGGCACGCCTACCGAAAACGAGGCCGACAAGATTGCTCACGGCACTGCAATCAGTGGTGAGCGCCATCCAGCCGCGAAGCTGACCCGCGAGCAAGTTATGGCGATCCGTGAGAGATACAAGCCGAAATGCAAAATCAACGGAAAGCGCGCACTTGCAAAGCAATTTAATATCTGTGAGTCACAGATATACCGCGTAATTACCGGGCAGCATTGGCCAGACTGACCAAAAAGACCGGGCAAAGCTTGCTCGCGTGGTGCTCAAACGCGGGCACAGCGTTAACGGCGCTTTGACCAAGACCTACCCGAAGAAATAAAAACCCCGACCTATTTGCCGCCACCGGACACGGAGGGCGGCGCATGCCTGGAGCCACCCATGAAATATGAACTGCACCTGGGCGACTGCCTGGAGGTGCTGCGCGGCTTGCCTGCGAACTCGATCGACAGCGTCGTGACTGACCCGCCCTACGGCATTCGCTTCATGGGTAAGAGCTGGGACGGTCAAGATATCGAAGATCGTGCAGCATACCGGGCCAGCATGCCGTCACACGCCGGAGCATGCGGGCCGAACGGTGGGCACCGATCGGTCGCCGCCGAGGCCGGGAAATACGACCTGACACCGGCTGGCATGCGAGCCTTCCAGGCATTCACGCTTGAGTGGGCGACCGAAGCGCTCCGAGTACTCAAGCCCGGCGGGCACCTGCTGTCGTTCGCCGCCGCTCGGACCTATCACCACATGGCGGTGGGCATCGAGATGGCGGGCTTTGAGATCCGTGACCAGATTATGTGGGTGTTCGGCTCCGGCTTTCCGAAGTCGCACAACCTGAAAGGCGATCGAGCTGGCTGGGGTACCGCATTGAAGCCAGCGCATGAGCCCATTTGCATGGCTCGCAAGCCATTCACCGGCACAGTCGCCGCAAATGTCGAGCAACACGGTACCGGGGCAATCAACATTGATGCTTGCCGTATAGATCCAACAGGCGAGAGCAGGCAGCGCACCGGCGAGGCATCTCAAGATAAGCGCTACGCCGAGAGCGGCGGAACGAACTTCGCTGCACGCCCAGGCGTTCGTGGTGGCGATCCTTCTGGCCGCTGGCCAGCGAACCTGATTCATGACGGAAGTGATGTTGTTCGTGCTGCTTTCCCGAGCGCAAAGGGCCAGCAGGGTGATCTCAAATCACACGGCGCCTGCCGGCAATCGCCCAATGGGATATTCGGCGGGATGCGCCCTGCCCTCGATCACGCCGCCAGAGTAGAAAGCGACGAAAGCGCAGCGCGTTTTTTCTACTGCGCGAAAACGACTCGCGCTGATCGGCATGAAGGCTTGATTGATCCAGGCCCGCAGTTCAAGCAGGGCACCACGCTGCGCAAGGTTCAAGTAACCGAAACCAAGGGCAACAATCATCCCACGGTGAAGCCCACAGAGCTGATGGCCTACTTGCTCAGGTTGGTCACACCGTCAGGCGGCAAAACGCTGGACCCATTCATGGGATCAGGCAGCACCGGCAAGGCGGCGGTACTGGAAGGCTTCGACTTCATCGGCATCGAGCAGGAAGCCGCGTACATGGCGATCGCCGAGGCGCGAATAAGTTACGCGCACGCAAAGAGCCTGCTGGCCCAGCACGAAAGCGCTCTGAAAGAACAGCAGCTCAACCTTTTCAGCGCGTAACCACACCCACGTCAACGACTCACGCCACCCCGGCGAGGATATCTCATGCACACAGCAATCGACCTGTTCGCCGGTCTCGGCGGATGGAGTAGCGGCGCGCGCAGGGCAGGCGTCAAGGTTCTATGGGCAGCGAACCACTGGCCTGTAGCTGTCGAATGGCACAGCGCCAACCATCCTGATGCGATTCATGTTTGCCAAGACTTGCATCAAGCTGATTGGTCGACCGTCCCGGCCCACGACATCATGCTGGCCTCGCCATGCTGCCAGGGCCACTCAAAGGCGCGCGGCAAGAAGTCAGGTAATGCTCAGCACGATTCGTCACGTTCGACTGCATGGGCAGTGGTTTCTGCTGCCGAGTACCACAGACCCGAGGTGGTGCTGGTCGAAAATGTCGAAGAGTTCACCGACTGGGCGCTCTATCCTGCTTGGTCTCAGGCTATGGCAGCGCTGGGCTACATGATCGCGCCGCACGTCGTGGACTGCGCCGACCTCGGCGTACCTCAGCACCGTGTCAGGCTGTTCCTCGTCTGCACGCGCAGCAAGGCACCGCTCAACCTGCAGTTGCATCAGCGCCAGCACGTTCCCGCTTCGTCCTTCATCGACTTTGACTCGGGGAAATGGTCACCCATCGTAAAGCCAGGCCGCGCTGAATCGACACTCACTCGGGTGAAGAACGGCCGCCAGCGGTTCGGAGAACGCTTCATTATGCCGTATTACGGATCAGGCTCCGGGCTGACGGGGCGCTGCATCGAGCGCCCCATTGGTACGATCACGACCCTTGACCGATGGGCACTGGTGCGCGGCGACGAAATGCGAATGCTGTCCGCCGACGAGGGATTGGCGGGCATGTCTTTTGACGCTGATACGAAGCGCCCGGCCAACCACCGCCTAACCATGCACATGGCCGGCAACGCAGTTCCGCCACTGGCAGGACAGCGAGTAATCGAAGCGGTTCTGGAGGCCGCATGACAGCGCCTCACCGCCCCACAACGCTACAGCCCACTCCTTCCCCGTGGTTCGCCGCAAAGAGTGGCTGCGATATCTGCGGCAAGTGCCGCTCCCACGGAAACCACAAGGCCTGCTCCAGAGCGCGTCAGGCCCGTTATGCGCAGAGCGCGAAGGAATTGAAATGACCAGACTGCAAGAAATGAAATTGCTCGCAGAATCATCCGAGAGCGCAAGGCTTGAGGCTGACTCAGCCAATAAGAAGCTCAGCCAGCAGCTGGCCGACGTTTCGAATGAGCGGGACAGGTTGCGGGCCTCGGTCACTGAGCTGGAATCTGGTCTGCGGATTATCGCGGTAGCCGGAAAAGGTTCGTCACTTGGCGGCTTAAAGATGGTGGCAAAACAGTCTCTTAACCGAGCTTTCTCAGCCGAGGTGAAATCATGAGCGGTTCGATTCCGTGTGTTGAATACGACCCTCAGGCCAATCGCTGCAAAAGTGGATTTCCGGTGATTCACACAATATGTCATGGCGGCCCAGTCGGTTGCCATGCCTGCGGAGTTCCCGGAACCATGCCGATGTGCCTGCGTGAGGATCTTCCTTCCCACCTAATGCGCGATGACGGCATGCCGCTTGGCTGGCCTGACCAAAAATTCGCTGTTGAGGTGAAATCATGAGCAACGAATTCAAGCTGGTGCCGGCAGAGCCGACCGAGCACATGATTGCGGCAGTAGAAGGCGACTCCTACACATTTGCAACTGGTGATGAAGAATGGATTGGCTGCCTCAGCTCCGACATGGCCGAAGAAATATATTCGAACATGCTCGCAGCAGCCCCTCAACCGCCAGCGCTAGGCGGCGTTCCGGCTGGTCTCGATCTGCAAAGGATCGTGACCGAAGCGTTGATGGGCATGATAGCGGCAGTGACGAGCACGAGTCCGCCGGCAAACGAGCCGCCACCACCGTTTATCCAGGCGGGAATTGATCGCGCCGTTAGCCGGATCAGCGCTCACCTCGTCCCGCTACAGGCCGAGATTGAGCACTTGCGCGCAGGAGGCGCTTTGATTGTTCAGCACATGAACGATTACAAGAAAGAGAGCGACCAGCTCAAGGCGCGGTGTGATGAGCTGGCCCAGCTTTCACCTGAAGCATTCAGCGTAATGAAAGGCATGGTTGAGCACTGCATAAACGTCCGGGCTTGCATGGGCATGGATGAGGGGTTCAAGTCTTTTGACCCGGATGAAGAGCATGACTTTGTGAAAGAGCTGCGAGCCTTCGCCCTGTCCAAGCCAGCCGGGAGCGAGCAGGTATGAGCGACGTCAACGTAATGCTCTGCACGATCCATGACCTGAGATTCGAGCAGCCGAATTCGTGGTACGACAAAGGTCTAGGTGAGGCGGGTTGCCTGATGTGCATGGCTGAACGACTCAAGGCCACGAGGGATGACCTGGACAAGGCAATCGCCCACCGAAAGGTTTTGCTCCAGGCGATTGACTTGAAACTCACGCTACAAATCAATGAGGCAGGCTGGTCATGACCAACAAACCGAACGACGTGCGTGTGTCGCGTGAGCTTCTGCCCTGTCCGTTCTGCGCACAGCAGGATGCCTTCGTTGAGCAGTTGGATAGCGATGCATCTGTGGTCATCTGCCAGGGGCGTGTGGGTGAGCATTCCGCATGCTTGGCGCGCGGACCGGTAGGTGTGCAGGAAAGCGACGTTGAGGACCAGCCGGGCAGAAACGCAGCTGTTCGGGAGTGGAACAGGCGCGCCCAGATCGTATCCACAATAAAACCGCCTACACCAACACGGTGTAAATGCCCTGTTTGCTGGCCTGACCACCCGGCGCACGCCAACCGCTCCAGATAACCCCGCCTCCCCCTCTCAATCAATTCAATGTCAGCCGCGCGTGCGGTGAAGGACGAAGTCATGCCCGAAGAAACGTTGATAGGCCCTGTCGAAGTCGCCCGCGACGAGGATGGCTACTGGTATCACCCAGGAATCCCGAATTTCGATGAAGACCATGCCGCCTACAAAGCGTGGCTTGATGGCCAGCAGCTGAAGGTGGTCGGCTGGCACATGGATGCCGAACTTGAATCGCACCCTTACTGGGAAGAAGGAGCAGCTAACTGCCTCGGCTGGGAGCCTGAAGCACCCGCTGAGCCCGGCTGGTTTCTTCTGGGCATCTTCGATACGGACGACGGCCCATACGCGCAGTGGGCGCAGCGGCTGGTGACGCCCTGAGCCTACCGCACCATGAAGATCAGCGCTCCCCGGCCAGTCATCGCCATACCGTACTTGAGCCGGCCCAGGTACTGCTCGTGCATTGAGTAGACCCGGTCATCGATGATTCTGAAAATCAGAGTTCTGCCCGACCAAATGTTGCCGTCAGCACCGCGCTGACCCAGCTTGGCGTTGTAAGGCCCGTAAACCTCGTTCGTGGTTGTGGTGCATTCCATGACCATAGATCTCCTTGGTGCTACCCCAGCTCCTGCTGGCTGCGTGGACCATAGCAGTGATCGGTATCACCTGCCTGATATCCCCTTTCCCTTTACAGCCTGCCGCATCGGCGGGCGAGGTATTTTTATGGCCAGTCCAAAGCACCACCTGCGCGAAGCAATCATAAATGCCCTTCCTGACATTGCCGTACAACTCCCGCTCGACTGCGAGCTGTTCGTGATCGCTGTTCGCCCAGGCAGTGACGACTTTGACCTGGTCCTGCCTTCTCCGGAAGCGAACCTGGATAACGCTCTTGATGCACTCCGCCGAAACGGCCTGAGTATTGACGGAGACAACGCGTACAAACGCGATCTGCTGGATGCGGCATGCGGCGCGATGGGTTTTGGCTTTCAAGGCACGAATCCGCCACCTCTCGGCCACTGGGGCCAACGCTTCTATGACCTGGGCCGCGCAGAGGCTGAACTTCGCGAAGAGCTGGTTGCAGCACTCAAGCTCAACCGCGAAAACCTGCGGGCATGCCAAGCGACCATCCACCTTTGCGGCGGCTTCGATCCCGCCTACGTCAACGATGCGCTGGCGGCCATGAAAGTGGCTGACGCCGTGCTGAGCAAGACACCTCAATAACCCTTCCCTACAGAGCCTGCCGGTGATCGGCGGGCGAGGAATCCGCATGCTCGAAACAATAGAGGTGGTGCGCATCAAGCGCTTCGCCGAGAACACGGCTGGCCGGGATTTCGCGGTCGGCGACATACACGGGCACTTCACCCGATTGCAAGCCGCTCTGGATGCAGCAGGTTTCAACCCCGTCGTGGACCGGCTGTTCAGTGTCGGCGATCTGGTTGATCGAGGACCGGAGTGCGAAGACGTCATCAAGTGGCTGAATAAGCCGTGGTTCCATCCGGTTCGCGGCAACCATGACGATTACGTCTGCCGGTTCGATACCTGCGACATCGGCAACTGGATGTACAACGGCGGGACCTGGTTCGTGGGTCTACCGCTGGATGAGCAGAAGAACTATCAAGTCATGTTTGATGAGCTGCCAATCGCCATCGAAGTGGAGACGGCAGGCGGCTTGGTCGGAATCGTCCACGCTGATTGCCACTTCCCGTCATGGGATGAGCTGCGCGCGGAGCTGGAAAGCCCAGTTACGCGCAAGCGCTTGAAGCTGGTTCACAACACCTGCATGTGGTCGCGCAACCGGATTCAAGATGCTGACGTCTCTGGCGTATCAGGCATCAAGGCGCTGGTCGTAGGACATACCCCGCTTCGCCAGCCGGCCATCCTCGGAAACGTTTACCACATCGATACAGCAGGCTGGATGGACGGTCATTTCACGCTGCTGGACCTGGCAACACTTCAGTGCAACCCGCCGATCAACCCTTTGCTCAGTCACGACTGGGAATAACCCCTTCCGCCGCACAGCGCGGCCCGGAGCAGTACCTCTATGGCAAATAAATCTGCCGCCCAGGTAGCGCCAATCCTGCCCCGGTTCATCCGGGCAGGTGATGCCTACGGCTATCTGGGCATGTGTCGTGACGAATTTAACAAGACCGTGCGCCCAAACGTTCGGGAATTTCCCATTGGAAAACAAGGCGTCGGCTTTGATCGACTGGAGCTGGACGCGTGGGCGGATGCCTACGTCGAAAGCAAGGCGATTGAAAAGGCAGCCAATCAGGATAACAATCGGCCCCGCAGCGAGCGCCGAGGAGACACGATATGGCGCGAAAGACAATCACCGGCCTCTACGAGAAAGGTGGCATCTGGCAAATTGACAAAGTCTACAGGGGAGAGCGAATTCGAGAGAGCACTGGCACTGGTGACCGGCAAGAAGCCGAGCAGTACCTGATCCACATGCTTGAGAGGCTTCGCCAAGAGAGGGTATACGGTGTTCGCCGCACTCGCACTTGGGAAGAGGCTGCGACCCGTTTTCTGATTGAGTACAAGGATCAGCCATCAATCAAGCTGTCAGCGCATCACCTGACTCACCTCCATCCCTACCTAAAGGACCTGCCGTTGACACACATTGACGATCAGGCTTTGGAGGAGTTTGTCGCGGACCGACTGAGCGGCATGGTTTTGCCATCCGGCAAGCAACTGAAGCCGGTGGCACCGCGCACCGTGAATATGTCGATTGAGCGTGTTATCAGGATCCTTTCATTGTGTGCTCGCAAGTGGAGGGATGAGGAGCGCAGGCCGTGGCTCGACTCAGTGCCAATGCTGAAAAAGCTCGACCTGAAGAAAAAGGTACGGCTGCCCTACCCCATGACTTGGGAAGAGCAGTCGATCCTGTTCGGGGAATTGCCCACGCACTTGCAAAAAATGGCGTTGTTCAAAGTGAACACGGGCACCCGGGAGCAAGAGGTTTGCAAATTGAGGTGGGATTGGGAGATTCAGGTTCCGGAACTTGGGACCAGCGTATTTCTGATCCCTTCCGATTTTGGCGGGCGGACCGAGCGATCCGGAGTGAAGAACGGCGACGAGCGCCTGGTGGTGCTCAACTCAGTGGCCAGGTCGGTGATCAACCAGCAGCGAGGACTGAGCAAGGAATGGGTATTCCCGTACAACGGTACAGCAATGCACCGTATGAACGATTCGGCATGGAAAAAGGCGCGGTTGAGGGCGGCGAAACTCTGGCAGGAGAAAAACCTTCGCCCCGCTCAACCTGGATATGCATCAATCAGAGTTCACGATCTCAAACACACATTCGGCCGACGTCTACGCGCAGCTGGCGTAACCGAGGAAGATCGAAAGGCACTGCTTGGGCACAAGAACGGCAGCATCACCAGCCACTACTCAGGCGCTGAGCTTGGCAAGCTGATTGAGGCTGCAAATATGGTATCAACAACTGACTCGCGCGGGCCGGTATTGACGATATTGAAGAGGAGGATCGGATGATGTCCCGAAAAAGTCCCCAACCCCGAAAATGAAAAAGCCACCCGAAGGCGGCTAAGTCATTGAATNTCGAACACTCGACCCCTAGCACCCCATGCTAGTGCGCTACCGGACTGCGCTACGCCCCGACTAGGCGTGTATCTGTTTTGCAACCTGCGAAAACGTTGAGAAATATACCCTAAGCATTTGAATTTTGGAAGTATCTTGCTCGATTAAGCCTTGAGCATGACCAGTACGTCTTCCAGTTCGGCAATCATCTCCCGAATCATCTGCTTGTACTGCTGGGTATCGTCCTTCGGTTCGCCGGCGGTGAGACGCAGGCGGGCTCCGCCGATGGTGAAGCCCTGATCGTAGAGCAAACCGCGGATCTGGCGGATCATCAGCACGTCGAGGCGCTGATAATACCGGCGGTTTCCGCGTCGCTTGACGGGATTGAGCTGAGGAAATTCCTGTTCCCAATAACGCAGAACGTGCGGTTTTACCGCGCAGAGCTCGCTGACCTCACCGATGGTGAAGTAGCGTTTGCCGGGGATCGGCGGTAGCTCGTCGTTATGACTTGGTTCCAGCATATGCCTCAACTCGGGCTTTCAACTTCTGCCCTGGACGAAAGGTGACCACACGGCGCGCCGTGATCGGAATTTCTTCTCCGGTCTTGGGATTTCTCCCAGGCCGTTGGCGCTTGTCTCGCAGGTCGAAATTGCCGAAACCTGACAACTTCACCTGCTCGTTATCTTCCAGAGCGTGCCTGATTTCTTCAAAAAACAGTTCGACCAATTCCTTGGCTTCCCGTTTATTCAGGCCCAGCTCTTCGTACAGACGTTCGGCCATCTCAGCTTTCGTCAGAGCCCCCATACGCTACTTCCTTAACGTGGCGTTTAACCTCTCCTCCAGCGAGGTGAGGATAGCAAGTGTCGTTGCGTTTACCTCATCGTCATTAAGAGTGCGCGATGGATGCTGCCAGGTCAAGCCGACTGCAAGGCTTTTTCTATGTGGATCAATGCCTTTACCCTGGTAAACATCAAATAACCTGAGGTCCGTGAGCCACTCGCCTGCATTTTCACGGATTACGTCCAAAACCGCACTGGCGGAAACGTCGCGATCGGCAAGCAGCGCCAGGTCGCGGCGCACTTCAGGGAAGCGTGACAACTCGTGGAATTTCGGCAAGCGGCCTGTGGCAACCTCGGCCAGCACCAGCTCGAAAACGAACACCGGACGATCCAGCCCCAGGTTTTTTGACAACTCCGGATGGATGGCACCCAGGAAGCCGACTTCACGACCGTCGCGCAAAATGCGCGCAGTCTGGCCAGGATGCAAAGCCGGGTGCTGACCCGGCGCGAAGGTAAACTCACCCAGCGCACCGGCAAAACCCAGAACCGCTTCGACATCGGCTTTGACGTCGAAGAAATCGACCGCATCGCGACCTTGCGCCCAACCTTCCGGCAGACGGCTGCCACATACCACACCGGCTAGCATCGGCTCTTGCTTCAAGCCGTCAAGCTGACCGACGAAGCGCAGGCCGCTTTCGAACATGCGGACACGGTCTTGCTGGCGG